ACTTGGACTGGAATGGGAGACGAAGCTGGAAATGCTTATCCAGATGATGGGTCCGGTGTTGCCAGCGACGACGATCGCCCACCTGGAAATATTGTTTTTGCTCCCAGATATGAAAGAGGTGATTACTTTAACAAACTAACACCTTATAACACAATTTGGAGACATGATGAAAAGGGTGGATGGACGTGGGATTGGTTTGAAAATGCCACAGGACAAGATGATCCAGATAACTACAATAAAACTCTTCAAAAAATGGAAAAGCTATTTCCAGAAGATACATGGAGAGCTGCGTGGAGTGCTGTTCGTAAAAGAGAGGTTCCAAGTAAAGAGGTTGATATTAGATTTGGTGATAAAGGGCAACCATATCGTAAATCCGATGATGTTTTAGGTAAAGTTGGATCACAAAAATCAGCAAAGGTTCCAAAAGAATTGGATTCAGATGATAAAGGAGTAACAAACGAAATGAGTATGCTAGATAGGATTGATAAACTTTTGATTGATGGATGTAAGAAAAAGAAGAAAAAGTTGACTGAGTCAACTGTTGCCAAGACAATTCTGAAACAAATAAATGCTATAGACAAATGGGCACTTCAATCATGGGGTGCAAAGAATTATGTATCTAGTGATAAGAGTATTCAATTTGATGTAAGAGGCTCTAAGTTTCGTGGTAGAGTTATTATAACTTATGATAGAGGACCAGATACGTATGTAGTTGAACTTGGACAGGTTAAAAACTTAGATTGGAAACAAAAGTATATGATCAAAAGTATATTCGCACAAGATTTAGTCAATGTCTTAGATCAGCAAATTGGATAAATTGTTAATGTTTTTCTTCTTCCGTCTCTGTTTCTAGTTCTTTAGATTTTGGATTTGAATCTTTATTATATTCATACATTTCCAAAGTTGCCCACCATTTTAATATGTCATCCATGTACTTTTTAGCGTCGGCTTTGCTTGCTCTTTTAGATAAGTACTTATGAAATGTTTCTGTTAAATCCCCATCACTTTCATCATAGTAATCTCTAAATATTTGGCATCCTATATCTATATTAATATCAACATGATATAACTGTTCTAAAGTTATTCCTTTCATTTTTTCAATATGCCACTTTGCAAATACTTGCATCAGTCCTCTTGCCAATACTTCTCCTTTACTATTTTTACTTCTAGCTAGAGGATTTAAGTCGCTTTCTTTTTTCATAATAGCAATGATTAATTTCCTTGGCAGACCATATTTCTCGTGTGATATATCAACTGATCCTGCTATTACTTTAGCAGTACTTTCGTTCAGCCTTCCATTAAGATGTTGAATATATTTCCATGTTGGGATGGCATTTTGTTTTTCTATATACCTAATTTCTTGTTTTAATATTGGCTTTGGTAATGGTGGCATATTATTATCAATTACTTCTTGTATGTATAGTGGTCCATGAAAGTATTGATAGCTAGCCCATACAGTAAATGATGATATTACAAATAAAAGTAAACAAATCCTATATCCAATTTTATATGCGTTGATAGTTTTTGATGAGTACTTTGTTGTATATAACATTAATTATTCCTTTTCTCTTTCTTCTTCCATTCCGGCATCATATCCTTCATCATATCCTTCATCTCTACCTTCGCTGTATCCATCACGGTGACCATCTTCATATCCACGTTGTTGTCCATCTTGGTATCCTTCTTCTCTTCCATTCTCATATCCTTCGTTATATGCTTCCTCATTATCATCATCCCAGTTATCACGCCCTGTTGTATCATTTTCTTCAAGTGCCTTCATATAACCTATTGTGTGTCCACTATCCTCACCAAGATAAAATGATTCATCAATAAGATCAAGTAAAAATTCGTGTTGTTCATTAGTAAATATATTTACTTGTCTTATTTTAATTCTCATTTCATCAATACTTTGGCATTTGAGTACTTTTATTTCATTAGCAAATCTTAAAGAATCAACATATTCTTTTGACTCTTTAAGACCCAATCCTGTTAATTCTCTATGTAGCTTGATGGCTTTAATAATCTCGCCTGCTTTTACATAATCCATAACACTATTCATTTCTGGCATTGTTTTTCTCCTAACTAAAAAATAAGTTTAACTTTGTTTGTGCATCGCCTCTAATCAGATACTCTTTGACCATTGGTTTTAATAATGTTTCAATTTTCTTTATAAAGAACTTGTTTATCATAGTATCAGCATCGAACTGAAGTATTGTGTCAAATTCTTCAGGCCATTCTTGAAAAGTAATTGTTTCTACATTGAATGGATTTTTCTTTACATAAGCAACCCTTGATTTTATACCCTCATGTATGTCCTGATACTTATGTTCTATTTCTAATAACTTCAATAACATTCTATAGTTATAGACGCCCTTTACATGCCATGGTGTGCCTTTTATAGGATGACCGGTGCCAAGATATTTCTGTATGTTATTGATTCCTATATTAGCAGCTAATTCCCCAGGAGTTAAATCTCTTAACTCTTTTTTATACTTCTTAATCATTACAGTTATTTGTTCTTCTGGTTCCTGTCTCATAATCATTTCCATGATATGTCTCAATCTTGGTCTAACAGCTTGAGCGCTATCTGATCTAATAATTTCAAGACCAGTTACAGAAATTTCATCACATGGTGTTCCTTCTTCGTTAACTTTCCAGTATGCATATTTCTTTTTCTTTACGAATAAGGCCGTTCTGGCAATGATTTCTTGTTTAAATTCTATTTTAAAATCTGTTACTTGTGAGTTGAAGTCCATCAACTGAGTTTCTTCATAGGTTCTCATGTTGACATATGGTTCAATCTCATTCTTTGAAAAGTTAATAATTGATTCAATCTTTTCTTCACTAGGTTTATCTTCCCAATCTGGATCAACTCTTGAAAAGTACTCACCTAATGTAACAAACAATGAGTCAGTATCAATATAGGCAACTAAGTCAGATGGAAGACCATCAATTTTAAGATCACTAAAGTATTCATTAACAAATTTTTGACCTTGTTTAATCGAGTGTCTTGCACAGGAAGTAATTGCCTCAGCTATATTTGTGTTAAAATATCTTGAATAAGGAACAGCTAGGATACCAAATACAGCATTTAGCCAAATTTTCAAAGCCCATTGAAGTGAGAATAACTCCTGTGCTCTTTCTAATAACTTATCTTTTTTTTCACCATCTGGCATTTCTGCTGCATCATCTCTCATTTTCCTCATTCTATCTTTGACTTCTTTTCTCTTGAAGAAAACGTTTCTTTCTACTTCAGCAATGACTCCAGTTTCAGTTGTTGTGAATATAGAACCACATGGCGCAATGGCTAGAAGTCCCTTTTTAACGGCCATGTTAAATTTATTTAATTTTATACCATCAAAAGATATAATTCCTTTGTCTTCTTTGAACATATCGAATTTTGGAAACTCTCTATTTTTAGTATAATAAATAACATCTTGCTCTCTTATACCAAGTATTCTACCATAGTAAGTTTCGCTGCTCATGTTTAGAGCTATCATCTTTGATGGATATGATGAAGTAATATCAAAATCAACTACCCACTCATGAAGTCCTTCAATAGGTTTTTTAACATAAGCGGCTTCGAATGTTTCCTGAGTACCACCAGCGAAATGAGGGGCACACAAATTATTTCTCCTATAGTGAGTTAACAACGCTCCCTCAATTAGCTGAGTCATAGCATTATAATATTTCGCTGGTGCTTTTGATAGTAATGATAGAGATTGAATAAGTTTTATATATCCTAACTTATCTTCTAACTCATTAACTCTTATGCAGTCAATCGCATTGTATTCGGTAAATGAATCCCAATCGTTTACATACCAATCAATAAAACTAGAAAATTTATTTTGAATTTTACCCACGCCGAGTTCTGTTTCTGATACATATTGAAGAGTATAGTTTTCAAGATTTTTTGGAGTATACCATCTATATACATTGTAGTAATCAAGAATGCAAACTCCCGCAATATCTATGTTTATTTCTTCACTATGTTTTTGTTTCCATGTTTTTACCACACCAATCGGTGACATTAAGTTATGTGGTGAGGCTTCTCCAAATAAATTTTTAGACCTATTGATAAGATATGGTAAATCAAAACTCCATATATTCCAACCACTTAAAATATCACATGGATATTTGTGCATATATGTAAATAACTTACGAAGTAAATCTTGTTCTGTTTCACAGTATACAAATATTATATCCTCCATTTTACCAGTATAGTGTTTTGTGCCAAATGTAATTGTTTTGTGGTTTTTATTATTTCTTAATGAAACCAGAACTACCGGATCCTTTGGATCTAACACATCTGGAAATCCTTTATCTGGTATTACTTCAATATCTATATAATATACTGTCATGTTTGGTACTGACATTTCATCATCTGGAATATCATAGTATCTTTCAGATAAAAACTGTACATCCGGTCTTACTTTATTTTCATATACATTAGAACTTTCTTTTTGAAAAGCATAGTACTCATAATAATTTCTAAATTCTTTTTTAATTACTGGTGTTCCATCTATTGTGTTAGCTTCATGAGGTCGTCCTCTAGCTGGCACAAATACATAAGGAACCCAATTTATTTTTGTATATAAATCTTCTCCATTATATTGTTCCCATAAATGAATGGTAGAATTTCTTGTATCGTAATATGAATTTTTAAAAATTTTTCCTTCTCCTTAATATTGATATGATCTTACGGCTTTAAATTTGGCGATACTGTCTTCTAGTAATTTTATTCCTGAATCCTTCTGGTATATACAATATGCTGGATGAACACTCATTACAGCATATATTTGATATTGGCTAATTGTATCCACCCACCCATTATATCTTACTATGCCATCAAAAGAACCATTTAAAGAACCTCTGGCATAATTTCCAAAAGCGATCATTTTTTCTGGACCTACTACTTTGATATATTTTCTTACCCATTGGTGGCATGTTTTAACTTGTTTAAAGGTTGGTTTTCCATTCACACCACCACCAACAATTGGTCTACAATTAACTGAATTTATTACTAAAAATTGCTCTTTTCTAAATCCTTGTTTTGTCATAGCTGTTCCAAGTATTTCTCCGGCTTTTCCTACAAATGACTCATTTTTATCTACTTCGTCTTTTCCCGGTGCTTCTCCTAAAGCACAAAATATTGACATAGGTGTCCAGTATGGTTTTACACGGCCACCTGTATGTAGTTCGCAATCGGTACACTGGCTTATCATTCCATCCAATAACATCAGCATCCTAATTTGTTTATTACTTAGTAACTCCACCTGTTGAACCGAAGCCTCCTTTCCCTCTTGCTGTGTCACTTAACTCATCTACTTCTTCTATAACACATCTGATTATAGGACTTACTATTCCTTGAGCTATTCTATCACCAACATTAATAATAAAAGCAGTACCAGGATTGTGGTTTATCACGGGTATCATTATTTCACCACGGTAATCTTGATCTATGGTCCCTATTCCTATAGCAATATAGTTTGGATATAATTTAGACAAACCACTTCTTTGTCTAATTGTAAGTTCTGTATTAGTAGGTATTTGAACTGCTAGCCCTGTGGTTACCATACCACTTCCTTGTGGTGCTAATACAAATGAATTAGTTGAGTAAATATCAAATCCAACTGATCCTTCAGTCATATATTGTGGTATTATTGCATCATCACTTAACTTTTTGAATTTAATTGTATTACATTCATCACCTTTTCGTATACCACATTCTCCACAGTACTCATGATTATTAAATGACTTATTAAACTGTGTTGATTTCCAAACATGTTTTGTGCATTTCATTAATTTCTTCTTCCCCTTCCTCTTGTTGTATTTGCTTCTTCTCTGTGATTTGGTGGTGGTACTAAGTTTCTATCATCACCTGATTCCTGAGCATCTGCCGCCCACATGTCCAATTCAGTTGAGTCATACATTCTAAGACTTCTAGCATCATAATAAAGTCTGCCTATTTCACCTACTCTACCACCCAGTCTATTCTTGACTAACTTATAAAGAATTTCATTTGCATAAACCATGGCATCATCGTCCGTTCCTAATATTGCCATGAAATCTGCTGTGGCTGGAAGACCCAAACTTTCTGCTACATAAGTGAAGTCAAGTTCCTCAAACCCTACAAATGAACCTTCTCTATTTAACTGACTTACTGAAACAACTGGAATTTCAAATGCAAATGATAGCGCTCTCAATTCCTCAGCAATTCTTTTTACCGCTGAGTACATATTTCTTTCAACCTGATATGCTGTTTTCATCAAGTTGATGTAGTCAACATAAATTATTGATGGTTTGATTCCCCTTATCAATAACTCACGAAGATAAATTGTGAACTCTAATACAGAAGCATTACCAGTTGGGAATTGTTTTATGAATAATGATCCTCGATTTTCTAATGCTTTTATTTCAGCTAGCTTTCTTGTCAGATTGTTTCTATAGCCATTTGAAACATATATTCTGTTTATATCAAGTCCACTGTATATAGAGTCAAATCTTTGTGCGAAAGCATCTTGTGCCATTTCTAAAGTCATAATGACTACATTGTGGCCATGAAGTACTTGCCTGGCCGCGAAGTTTGCCATTGTATTTGATTTAAATCCATGAATCCTGGCCGTCAATACTGACAAAGTAAATGGTGGAAACCCACCATTAATATACTCATCAAACTGAGGATAATAAGTTGGTATTCTAATATCAGAGGCTGTAAAAATTCTCCTTAACCTATCACCAAGGTCTCCAAAGTAGTCAAGACCTAAGTCAATCTTAATATCTTTGGTTAGAGCTCTTTCTATTTTTTCCCTTATTTCTGGACGTCTTTCTATATCCTCTACAATTTCAACTGATTCGATAATAGCATTCTTGACTGCCTGTTCTTTTAAGTAGTTATTTGTTTGATCTATTAAATGGTTGTAGTTCCTTGCTATATCATAATCAATTGTATCAATTTCTTCAAAAATTTCTCTTATATCTGTCTGTTCAAAATCATCTGGTAAAGAGTTAATAACTGTATCTCTTTGTGGGACTTCTCCATACTCATTTACATAATCCCTACAAAATTTAAAAATATGACTTACTG